AGATGCAAACTTAAAAGTAATTGTTGCTGCATCATCCAGTTTTGCCGATTTTCAGAGTAGAATTGCAGCATTATAATTAATTTAAAAACTATGAATACATTTGACAAGAACATGGAAAAATTATTTGATGTAGCACCGGTAGAACAAAAAGAAAAGCCTTTGTTACCGGTTGTTACAAAACCAGAAAATGGTCCAGATTTAAAAAATGATTTGGAAGATGCATATAACCAAACAAAAGATAATCTACAGGAACTAATCGACCAAGGTAAAGAAGCCATGGAAGAAATACTCAACATTGCAAAAGCAGGACAACATCCTAGGGCATTTGAAGTATATGGTACACTACTGAAAAATGTGGTTGATGCAAATAAAGAATTACTTTCAGTACAAAAACAAATGCGTACAATGGATGGTAAACCAAAAGAAGGTGACACCAAGATTGACAAGGCCATCTTTGTTGGTTCGACCGCAGAATTGAACAAGTTACTTAAAGGTAAAGAATGAGTGGTGATTTAAGATTTGGTGAAGCGTATAGAGATAATCCTTTACTTAAAAAAGCTGGCGTCAAGGTAGAATATACTCAAGAACAAGTTGATGAATACATCAAGTGTAAAAACGACCCAATCTATTTTGCAAAAAATTATATCAAAATTGTTAACGTTGATGAGGGATTGATTAATTTTAGTATGTGGCCGTTTCAAGAGGAAATGCTTAAATTATTTGCAAGCAATCGTTTTGTTATTACCAAATGTCCCCGTCAGGTTGGTAAGACAACCACAACTGTTGCATATATGTTATGGGAAACTATCTTCAAAGATACACAAAACTGTGCAGTATTGGCCAACAAAGGTTCTTTGGCAAGAGATATTTTGGCAAAGTATCAACTTGCATATGAAAATCTACCTATGTGGTTGCAACAAGGTGTGGTTACCTGGAACAAAGGTAACGTAGAACTAGAGAATGGTTCTAAGATTATTGCTGCATCTACATCAAGCTCTGCAATTCGTGGAGGTGCATTTAACATTGTATTCTTGGACGAATTTGCTTTCGTTCCTACCAATATTGCGGAAGAATTCTTTAACTCTGTTTACCCTGTAATTTCATCAGGTAAAAAGACAAAGATTATTATCGTGTCTACACCTAATGGTATGAATCTTTTCTACAAACTGTGGATGGATTCAATCAACAAGAAGAATGATTACAAACCATTTGAGATTCACTGGTCTATGGTACCAGGCCGTGATGAAAAATGGAAAGAAGAAACAATTCGAAACACCTCAGAGAGACAATTCAAACAAGAGTTTGAAACCGAGTTCTTGGGTTCTTCTAACACATTGGTTTCTGGTTACAAGTTACAACAATTGGTCTATGTGGACCCAGTTGCCAACCATGATTTATTAAAAATCTATGAACATCCAGTGAAAGAAGGTGTTAATGAATCAAAATCCGACCATCTATATTGTATAACAGTGGACGTATCTGAGGGTAAAAACCTAGACAGTTCAGCGTTTTCTGTTATTGACATTTCGCAGACACCATACAAACAGGTGGCCACATATAAGAGTTCGTCAATCACACCAATATTGTTTCCTACGGTTATCTACAATACAGCCAGATACTACAACGATGCATATATTCTGGTAGAAATTAATAATAATCCACAAGTGGCAGACTCACTACACTCGGATTTTGAATATGAGAATTTGTGGAAAATATTTACAGGCAACAAGAAACCCCAACAATTGTCGGCTGGTTTTGCCCGTGGCATTCAAATGGGTCTAAAAATGTCCCCACAAGTCAAGGCAATTGGTTGTTCCAACCTAAAAACTTTGATTGAGGGTGACAAACTATTGATAAATGACTTTGATACCTATTCGGAATTAACAACTTTTGTTCAACAAAAGAATTCTTTTTCTGCGGAAGAAGGTGCAAATGATGACATGGTAATGTCGTTGGTTATCTTTTCATGGGTAACAACTCAACAATACTTTAAAGAAATTGTCAACCACGATATTCGCAAACAAATTCAACTGGAAAATATGAACCAGATGGACGATGATGTTCTACCCGCACCAATTATTGAAGATGGTCTGGAACATGATTTTGAGGTGGTGGGTGGAGACCTGTGGGAAATCGCAGACGGTGGAGAAGTTTATGCAAGCTTCTCAAAAAAGATGATGGATCGGTTGTAAATCCGGCCTTTCATAAATACACATATGGTATTTTGCCAAAAGAACATAATAATTCAAGGAGAATAAAATGGCATTTCAAATCTCTCCAGGCGTAAATGTATCGGAGATCGACCTAACTACAGTCGTTCCATCAGTACAAACTACGACCGGTGCATTTGCTGGAACATTTCAATGGGGTCCAGCAAATAAAATCAAATTGATTGGTGACGAAATAACACTAGCTAGCACATTCGGTAAGCCAGACTCAACCACAGCAACATCATTTTTTACTTGTTCCAATTTTTTGGCTTACGGCAACAGTTTGAATGTTGTTAGAGCTGTTGGTACAACAGCAAGAAACGCATATGCATCCGGCACCGATATTCAAATTGAAAATGAAGATGTTTATGAAGCTTCACTTCTATTGAATAACAATTCAAACACATACGGATCATTTGTTGCAAGATATCCAGGTGCAATGGGTAATTCTTTGTCTGTTTCTGTTTGTGCAAAAACTTCTCTTTTTTCAGGTTGGGCTTATGCTTCTTATTTCTCATCTGCACCAGGCACATCGGAATATGCAACAGCTGCAGGTGGTTCACTTGATGAAATGCACATTGTTGTTATAGACGATCTTGGTTACTTTACTGGTACAGCAGGAACAGTTTTAGAAACTTATGCTTTTGTTTCAGCTGCATCAGATGCAACAATTAACGGTATGTCAAATTACTACAAACAAGTTATTTTTAATAACTCAAAATATGTTTATGTAATGGATCCAGTTGATTATGCAACAACAAGTTCTACATGGGGCACAACAGCATTTGGCAAAACTTTTGCTAATCCATCAGCAATACAAAACGTAAATTTGGCCAATGGTGTTTCCGCAGCACCAACAGATGGTGATATATCAAGTGCATATGATTTGTTTATTAACAAAGAATCTGTTGATATTTCATTAGTATTGACTGGTGCTCACAGTGTTACAGTTCAACAATATGTAATCGACAACGTTGCCATCTCTAGAGCAGACTGTGTGGCTTTTGTTTCTCCAAGATACTCAGACGTTGTTAATCAAGCTGGAAGTGAATCTACTAATATCACAAACTGGTTAGGTTCATTATCAAGAGCATCTTCATATGTTGTTGCAGATTCTGGATGGAAGTATCAACTAGACAAATACAACAACGTTTATCGTTGGATGCCATTGAATGCTGACATTGCAGGTTTGTGTGTTAACACAGATACAGTAAGAGATCCATGGTTCTCACCTGCTGGTCTGAATCGTGGTGCAATCAAGAACTGCGTTAAATTGGCATGGAATCCAACAAAAACATTCCGTGATGCGTTGTACAAACAAGGTGTAAACCCTGTTGTTTCATTCCCAGGCCAAGGCACATTGTTGTTTGGTGACAAAACATTGTTGGCAAAACCATCTGCATTTGATAGAATCAATGTTCGTAGATTGTTTATTGTCTTGGAAAAAGCAATTGCACAAGCCGCAAAATTTTCATTGTTTGAATTGAACGATGAGTTTACCCGTGCTCAGTTTGTTGCTTTAGTAGTTCCGTTCTTGCGTGACATTCAAGGTCGCCGTGGTATTACTGATTTCAAAGTTGTTTGTGATTCAACAAACAATACAGCACAAGTAATTGACAGCAATCAATTTGTTGGTGATATCTACATCAAACCTGCTCGTTCAATTAACTACATTCAGTTGAACTTTGTTGCTGTTGGAACTGGTGTTGACTTCACTACAGTTGTTGGCGCAGCCTAATAAATAAAACGACAATAGGAGAATACAATGGCATTCAACGTAGCAGAATTTAGAGCGAATATGATTGGTGACGGAGCCCGTCCTAATCTGTTCTCAGTCTCTTTAGTTTTTCCAACACTAGCCGTAAACGGCGCACTAGCTGGTCAGAAAGTTAATTTCATGGCCAAAGCTGCACAACTACCAGGTTCAACAATTGGTACTGTACCAGTTTTTTACTTTGGTCGTGAAATGAAGTTTCCTGGTAACAGAACTTTTGCCGACTGGACATTGACAATCATCAACGATGAAGATTTCGCAATACGAAATTCTTTAGAATCTTGGATGAATGCAATCAATAGCCATGCAGCGAATGTCCGTTCTGGTGCTGCAATTGGTTCCACAGGTTACTCTGTAGATGCAAGTGTGACACAATACGGCAAGACAGGAAATGAGCTTAAGAAATACAACTTTGTTGGTATGTTCCCACTAGACTTGGCACCAATTGATTTAGATTGGGGTTCAAATGATGCAATTGAGGAATATACTTGTACGTTTGCTTACCAATATTGGGAAACAGATACAACAACTTGATATATGAGGAGGGCCTTGTGCCCTCCATGTTTTTTTGATTTTATAATTACACACAAAATATGGCAAATACAAACAAGTTCTCACTGTTCGGTTTTACAATCTCTCGTCAACAAGATGAGGATGATAAAGTCGTTCAACAATCTTTTGCACCTCCAACTTCGGATGATGGTGCATTAACTATTACATCTGCCGCTTACTACGGTACATATGTTGATCTAGACGGTACAGCAAAGAATGAGGTAGAACTGATTTCTCGATACCGTGAAATGGCAATGCAACCTGAAATTGAATCTGCAATAGATGACATAGTTAATGAAGCTATTGTACAAAATGATGATGGCAAAATTACTGAAATTGTTTTAGATGATTTAAAACAACCAGATAAAATTAAGAAGGCCATTAAAGAAGAATTCAATACCATTCTTCGTTTGTTTAATTATCAAAATATGGCACAAGATATTTTCCGCCGTTACTATGTTGACGGCAGAATGTATTATCACCTTATTATTGATCGTGAGAACCCACAAGAAGGTATTAAAGAGTTAAGATATATTGATCCACGTAGATTGCGTAAAGTGCGTGAGATTAAGAAACAAAAAGATGAACGCACAGGTGTGGAGATTATGAACCCTGTAAATGAGTC